TATAATAGAGGCATGACAGTTGTTGATACTTAGGGACAGTTATTTGGGGGCGTTTTATGTGCCCGTCCCGCCCCTTAGCTAAAAACGCATAGAGACCCTAACCTACAACGGACCGAAAACGCGAGAGAGATAACAAGTTCTAAAAATTTTTCCGAGGGGGTAAAAAGGTACTCCAAACCCCTCAAAGCAAAAAAATTCCCCAGGTAAAAAAGACTCTGTAAAAGTGGCATCAAGACGTTCCCAAAAAACGTCTTGAATATATACCAATGAAAGGTGCGTATTATTACTATGAACATTTCAATCGAGACCTATGAGAGGGAACTACTGATAGAGGCACTTGAATATAGATTAGAGAATGACGAGGGGTTAATAAGGGATTATAGCACGAAGGAAGAATTAACGTATTTGTTAGAAAGGTTATCCGAGGACTTCTAAATAATGATAACAGCGTTGACTTGAGTGGAACGCTGTGTTATAATAACATTATCAATTATTAGTTGAGCATGGCTAAAGGATTTACAGTAAAGACTGCTGCACCGACTCCAAAGAAAGAAGAGTTTAACCTAGAGGCAGCAAAGGAAATTATTCGTGGTAAGACAGTAGTATTCTGTTTACCTGGTAGGGGATGTTCATACACATTTTTGAAATCCTTCGTACAACTTTGTTTTGATCTTGTGCAATCTGGTGCAAGTATACAGATCAGTCAAGATTATTCATCGATGGTGAACTTTGCGAGATGCAAGTGTCTTGGTGCGAATGTTCTCAGAGGACCATCACAGAAACCATGGGATGGTAAGTTAGAGTATGATTATCAGTTATGGATTGATAGTGATATTGTATTTGATACAGAGAAGTTCTTCCGTCTTGTAGCAATGGAGAAAGATATTGCTGCTGGTTGGTATATGACTGAGGATGGTCGCACGACAAGTGTTGCCCACTGGTTAGAGGAAGGAGACTTTAGGAATAATGGTGGTGTGATGAACCATGAGACTGGCGAGTCAATGTCGAAGCGTAAGAAGCCGTTCACAGTTGATTACACAGGTTTTGGATGGGTTCTGATTAAGAAGGGAGTCTTTGAGAGTCTTCCATATCCTTGGTTTGCTCCGAAGATGCAAACGTTTGAATCAGGAGAGGTCCAAGATATGTGTGGAGAGGATGTGAGTTTCTGTCTTGATGCAATCGAGAAAGGTTATGAGATCTGGTGTGATCCTGTGATTCGTGTTGGGCATGAAAAAATGCGCGTGATCTAAGGATCATGAGTGCTTATGTGTTAATGGTGTGTTATACTGGGTGGGGTTATTCCCGCCCGTTTATTAAAAAATCGCGAAAGAACAAATTATGGCAAAGATTAAGAAGAGTCTAACTGGTAACTTGATGATTGAGTCGCAACCAAAGAAGACTCGACAAGGTTCAGGACAACATACAAAGTATGCTTCTTCATCCGGTAATCCCAAACCAAAGCGTTATCGTGGACAAGGAAGAGGTTGAATAGATATAATCAGTTGTAAACTTTTGTATGTCCTGTTTGATTGCAAATCTTCCTTCAGTGGAAGTGTGGGTACGTAAAGAGTATCTAACTGATCATCAGTCTGGTCATGGAGAATTCGTAAAGGGCGTCTGGGTATCGGTTAAATCGATTCCTGGGCGTGCTTTTTATTTTGAGACATACTTACCAGAGTATGCGGCAATGTATGATAAACTGCCTATCAGTGCCTTTGTAACCGATCCTGAGACTCCTACACCTGATATGAGTCTACCTAACCTGCAATTCTGGAATTGTATGGACTATGGAGTTGTATCAGTAGATAAGAAGTTCATTGGTTCAATGGACTTTGAGTGTTATACAAGGGATCATGGTAATGTAAAGGGTACTTATATCTGTACGATTGATAATTATCATCATGATCCAGACTATGTTGATTGGGCAACGAGTGAAAATCCTGCTGAACACAAGTCTCATAACTTGATTGAGTTGGAGAATGGTCAATATGCACTCTATCCAAATAATAGACTACGCATTTATGACAATAGTTTGACACCAGTCGAACCAAAGATGCCTGACTTTAAGGTATCAACGCAGTATTACCAGGTAGAAAATGGATTTGATCGACTCGGAATGGGTCGTGAAGATGAATATTTCTGGAAAACTGCTAAAGAACAAATAAATAACGAAAAAGAGGAGAACAATGGGTAACTCACCAGTTGATAGAAACAAAAATTACATGCAAGAAGTGTGGGGAACAACAAGTTTGATCACAGATTACTGGTCACTTCCTGGTGAATCACCTCAAGATACTCCTGTGGAGTTGAAAGAAGTGTTAAATGATGAAGCAAAACCTATTGATGGTGCAAAAAAGCAGGTACTTTCGGAAGAATCATCTTATGATTCAATACCAAATCGATACTAACCATTATAGATAGTATGTTGAAGTGTATCAGAACAGATGCCAACTAAGCGTTCACGTAGTTTTAGGGATATCAGTCTATCTTTTAAACGTCATCCCATAACAAACGATGTAACAATTCTCAAAAATGAGGATGCAATCAAGAGATCTGTTATAAATCTAATCCGAACCCGTGTCGGAGAGAGATTCTTTAACGATATCTTGGGAACATCAGTTGGCGATTCACTTTTTGAATTAAATTCATTTGATAATGACATCATAAGGGAAGAAATTATTACATTATTGAAGAACTATGAACTTAGAATTGAACTGACCAATGTTTTTGTCGAGGGTCAGGATGATACTAACGAATTATTCATCCAAATTGACTATGATATTGTTGGATTACCACTTCCCACACAGGCAATAGAGTTTATCTTACAACCTTCTAGGATATAATGGCATTCAATCAGTTTACAAATCTCGATTTTAATGATATCCGAGAGCAGATAAAGGATTATCTGAGGTCAAATAGTAATTTTACGGACTTTGACTTTGAAGGATCAAACTTTTCGATCCTAATCGACACGTTAGCATATAATTCATACGTTACTGCCTATAACACTAACATGGCAGTGAACGAATCGTTCATTGATAGTGCGACATTAAGAGAGAATGTCGTATCTTTAGCAAGAAATATTGGATATGTCCCCAGATCGAAGAAAGCAGCAACCGCAAGAATCACTTTTGGTGCATCTGTTAACGCTAGATCGGTTGTATTGAAGAAAGGTGTTGTTGCACTGGGTGGTGCGAACAATGCAAACTACATTTTCTCGATTCCAGAGGACATTACAGCAACTCCGAACTCCTCAGGACTCGTAACATTTAGCAATATTGAGATTTTAGAAGGAAATTTACTGAAAAAGACGTTTTTGGTGAATGATTCCCAACCAGATGCAAAATATATCCTACCAAATAGTAATATTGACACCTCTACTATCCGTGTTCGGACGATTGGGACTTCAATAGAGGAATATTCACCATATACAAACATTTTTAACGTCGATGCCGAGACTCGTTTGTATCTTGTGCAAGAAATTGCGGATGAAAAATACCAAATTCTCTTCGGAGACAACATTTTAGGTAAAAGACCCCCTGATGGAAGTAGGATTGAGGTTACCTATATTGAAACGACCGGTGAAGCAGCAAATGGCGCAAGCAATTTCACATTCTCTGGACAATTGGTTGCAAAAAGTGAAGGAAAGGATAGAAATGTAACAAATAACATCTCCGCCATAACGACCCTACAAGCAGCAGAACAGGGTGATGAGATAGAGAGTATCGATACCATCAAATACCTTGCTCCTAGGGTCTATGCATCGCAGTACAGAGCGGTCACTGCTAATGATTACACTAGTCTGATACCTTTTCTGTATCCTAACGTTGAATCTGTCTCTGCATACGGTGGTGAAGAACTTGATCCCCCACAATACGGCAAAGTTTTTATAACAATCAAACCTAAAAATGGTGATTTCCTTTCTGACGTGGCAAAGAACACGATTAAGAACAAACTAAAGGAATACACTATTGCTGGTATCAGACAAGAGTTTATAGATCTTAAATATCTGTATGTGGAGTATGATAGCACTGTCTCATACGACCCAGGAACTGT